TGCGGTAGTCGCTCATGCCTCAACCTCCTGTCCTGCGTCCCTGTAGTCGTCCCACACGGCCGCGAGGACGTCGGCGTAGGTGTAGGTGACGCCGCTGGCCTCCAGCGCGGCCTCAGTGGCCTCCAGCGCGTCGTGCAGGTCGCCCGCCTCGTCTCCCGGCTGGAAGTAGAGGCTGCGGCGCTCGGCGTGGTGCGTGAGCGTGGTGCCGAAGCGGTCGCTGTTGATGGTGATGTCTCCGAAGCGCATGGTGGTGTCTCCTGTGTGGGGGTTGGCCCGGGGGTGGTGTGCCCCCGGGTTGGCGGTGTCAGAAGTTGAAGTCGTGGAAGGCGCGGCGGCCGGCGTAGGCGTTGCCGCCCTGCTCGAAGGTCTTGGTGCCGGCGCTCTTCCACTTGCGGCGCTCGGCGCCGTCCTCGTCGGCCCAGCGGCGCAGGCTGATCTTGATCTCGCGGCCGTTGGGGTTGGCCGCGTACGAGTAACGCTGGTCGGCTTGGTTGTCGCAGTGGGCAGCGAAGCCGCCGGGGATGAAGCGCAGCTCGTCGCGGTTGAGGAGCGTGGCGGTGTCGGCGCGGAGCGTGATCGTCGTCGCGGTCTTCTTGACGACGGTGTAGGCGTCCACGTCGGTCCAGACCGAGACGCTGACACCGTCGCCGATGTTCAGGGCGGTGATGGCGTCGGCGGCGGCGTTGATCTCGGCGGTGCGCTCTGCGATCCACGGGCGGGCGGCGGTGAGGGTGGTCGTCATGTCGGTGTCTCCTGTGTTGCTGATGAGCCCTTCTCGCACATGCAAGCATGGGTTGCAATAGGGTATATGCAGTTTTTTACGTGTTGCTGCAACGCGTGCAACGCGAGGGTCTCGCGTTGCATTTGGGCCGGGTTTGAGCGGTGCAAAAGGTGCTTTGCAACACGAGTAAAAAATCGCTAATGATATGAAAATGTTGGGTATTTTTAGGGTTTGCAACGTGCAACGCGAGGCAACGTTGCAGCAGATGTTGCGCGGTGCAATGCTACTTGCAACGCAGGGAGAGGGCTATAGACGTAGTCTATGCCCCCCTCGCGTTGCACGTTGCAGCGATTTCGCGTTGCGTTGCAGGGGGTGGCGCTGAAACTTTTAGGCTCCCGTGGTGCGTTGCGTTGCACCCGTGGAAAGGCTGGGGTTGCGGTGCGCGGTGATCGAGCGTATCTAGGGGGTCTGGTAGTCCTGCCACTTAGCGGAGCACGCAGAGTATGCCCACGCCGACAAAGCGCACCCCCAAACTTGAAGCGGAAGTCCTTGAGCGCCTCGCTCTGGGTGAGACGTTGGCTGCGCTCGGCCGTGAGTTGGGGTTTCACCCGGTCAACTGGGGCAAGTGGGTAGCGGCGGACGAAGCGCTGGCAGTCGCGTACGCGACCGCGCGCGAGGTTGGCGGTGACGCCATCGCGGATCATGCCCTCGCCCTGATCGATGCAGAGCCGGCGCGCGTCGACGGGAAGATCGACCCGGGCCACGTGCAGTGGAAGCGTGCGCAGGTCGAGACGCGGCTGAAGCTGCTGGCCTGCTGGAACCCTAAGAAATACAGCCCCAAGCAGACTGTCGACGTCGGCAACAAGGAGGGCGAGACGCTCAAGATCGACAGCAACGTCGACAACGTCGCGCTCACCCTCGCGTTGTCTGAGGCGTTGCGTGCGAGGGACGGCAAGTGATCTGGAACCCGTGGCGACGCATCGCCGAGCTCGAGCAGCGCAACGCGCAACTTGAGGCAGACGCTGCAATCGCCGAGCGCACCGTAGCGAGCGTGAGCCATCGCTGCGACCTGCTGGCGGACCGGTACGACAAGATGCGTGAGATGAACGCGCAGCTTCGCGACGCGCTCAACTTGTATCGGACCCTGTGACCAACACGGCCGCCCTGTTGGCGCAGCTCAGTCCCGAGCAGCGTGTACACCTCGACTGGCAGCGCCGGTGGCGTGAGACCGCGCGGCCGAACCAGATCGTCCAGAAGAGCGACTGGACCGAATGTGGCTACCTCGCCGGCAGAGGCTTCGGCAAGACCAGAGTGGGCGCCGAGTGGATCACGCGCGCCGCGTTCGAAGATCCGTCGGGCTTCGACAGTTGCGTCATAGCACCCACCTACGGCGACATAGTCATAACGTGCATGGAGGGCGAGAGCGGAATTTTGTCCGTCCTGCCGCCCGAGCTGCTCATTGAGCACAACAAGTCGGGCATGTTCATCAAGCTCAAGAACGTCGCCGGCGGCGTGTCCACGATCCGTGGCTTCACTGCGGAAAAGCCTGAGCGTTTGCGGGGGCCCCAGCACACACGTGCTTGGGGAGACGAGCTGGCCGCGTGGCAGTACGACGCGGAGACGTGGGACATGCTGATGCTTGGGCTGCGGCTTGGCGCCAAACCGCAGGTGCTGTGGACGACGACGCCTAAGCCGAAGGACCTGATCCGCAAGCTCAGCGGGCCGCAAGAGGGGCGCATCATCGTGCGCGGCTCGACGTTCGACAACAAGGCGAACCTGCCCGACAGCTTCTTCAAGCAGATCGAGCAATACGAGGGTACGCTCCTTGGCCGTCAAGAGCTGTACGGTGAGCTGATTTCCAGTGAGGAGGGTGGTATCGTCAAGCGGTCGGACTTCCGGCTCTGGCCCGCCAAGAAGCCGCTGCCCACCCTCGACTACATCATCCTGTCGCTCGACACCGCCTTCACCGAGGCGACCTACGACAAGAAGAAGGGCGACGCGGACAGCACGGCGTGCGTCGTGATCGGCAGCTTCCACGACAAGGACGGCCTGAGCCAGCTCATCCTGCTTGACTGTTGGTCCGAGCAGATAGGCATGCCCGACCTGATCAGGCGCGTGAAGAAGGAGCTGAACGTCAGCTACGGTGACGATCAAGACGTGGCCCTGATCAAGCCGATGTTCGGCGGTGCCAAGCCGATCACGTCGGGCCGCAAGCCGGACCTGTGTCTGATCGAGGACAAGGGCTCGGGCATCAGCCTGCGCCAGATGCTGGAGCGCGAGGGCATCGAGGCCTACGCCTACAACCCCGGCCGCGCGGACAAGCTCGCCCGCCTGCACATGGTCAGCCACATATTCGCCCGCAAGCGCGTCTGGCTGCCCGAGAGCGACAAGTTCCCCGGCCGGCCGCGCACGTGGGTCGACCCGATGCTGGCCCAGCTCTGCGCGTTCACCGGCCCCAACAGCATCAAGCACGACGACTACGTCGACGCCATGACGCAGTGCGTGCGGCTGTGCATCGACAAGAGACTGGTGTCGGTGGTAAAAGAAACCAAGAAAGTGGATGTCGACAGGCCGCCACCGAAGATCCTCCAGAACCCATACGCCGTTTGAAGGACTGAGCCATGGACGAAGACGAACAGCCCGAAGGCGAGATCGTGGAGATCGACGAGGAGGTATCCGACGTCGAGGACACCGAGGACGGCGGCGCCATCGTGCGTCTCGGCGAGGAAGACGCGCCGGGCGAAGGTACGTTCTATGCGAACCTCGCCGAGGAGATGCCGGAGGGCGAACTCAGCACGCTGTCGGCGCGCTTCCTCGACCTGATCAGCAAAGACAAGGAAGCCCGCAAGAAGCGCGACGAGCAGTACGAGGAGGGCATCCGCCGCACCGGCCTCGGTGACGACGCGCCCGGCGGCGCGCAGTTCCAAGGCGCGTCGAAGGTCGTGCACCCGATGATGACCGAGGCGTGCATCGACTTCGCGTCGCGCGCCATCCGCGAGCTGCTCCCGCCCCAAGGTCCGGTCAAAGACCTGATCGAGGGTGAGGTCACCATGAAGAAGCTCCAGAAGGCCAAGCGCAAGACGCGCATGCTAAACTGGCAGCTCATGGTGCAGAGCAAGACGTTCCGCTCCGAGCTGGAGCAGTTGCTGACGCAGGTGCCACTGGGCGGTGCGCAGTACCTCAAGATCACGTGGGACGAGGCGCGCAACCGCCCGGATTTCCTGTTTGTCGCCATCGACGACATGTACCTGCCGTTCGCCGCGACCAATTTCAACTCGGCGCAGCGCAAGACGCACGTGCAGTATCTGACGCAGCTCGACTACGAACAACGTGTAAAATCCGGCATGTACCGCGACGTCGAGCTGACGCCGCCGAGCATGGAGCCGGAGCGGTCAATCGTCGACGTGGCCAATGACAAGATCGAGGGGCGCAGCGACACCAGCTACAACGAGGACGGCCTGCGCACCGTGTTCGAGATCCACGCCGTGGCCGACGTCGAGGGCGACGGCAACGCGCCGTACATCCTGACCGTCGACAAGTCGAGCGGCAAGGTGTTGTCGATCTACCGCAACTGGGACGAAGAAGACGAGAGCCGCGAGCCACTGGCTTGGTTCGTCGAGTGGCCCTTCATCCCGTGGCGCGGCGCGTACCCCATCGGCCTGCCGCACATGATCGGTGGCTTGAGCGCGGCCGCGACGGGCGCACTGCGCGCCCTCATGGACAGCGCGCACATCCAGAACGTGCCGACGATGCTCAAGCTAAAGGGTGGCACGCGCGGCGGCCAGTCGCTGAACATCCAGCCGACGCAAGTCGAGGAGATCGAGGGCGGCATCAACATCGATGACGTGCGCAAGATCGCCATGCCGATCCCATTCAACCCGCCGTCGCCGACGCTGTTCCAGTTGCTGGGCTTCGTGGTCGACGCCGGCAAGGGCGTCGTCCGCACGTCGATGGACAACCTCGCCGACCAGAACCCCAACGCGCCTGTCGGCACGACGCTGGCACTGATCCAAGAGGGCATGACCGTTTTCTCGGCCATCCACGGCCGCCTGCACAACGCCATGGCGCAGACGCTGGACATCCTGCACCGCCTCAACGGCATGTACCTAGACGACGACGACACCGAGCGTGAGGTCGGCGAGGAACTGGCGACGCGCGCCGATTTCCAAGGCCCCAAGGACGTGGTGCCGGTCAGCGACCCGACCATCTTCAGCGAGGCGCAACGCTTCGCGCAGGTGCAGGCCGTGTCGACCCGCGCCGCCGCCGTGCCGCAACTGTACAACGCGCGCAAGGTCGAGGAGCGGCTGCTTGAGACGCTCCGCGTGCCGAACTACAAGGAGCTGCTTGTACCACCGCTGGAGCCGAAGCAGCAGAACGCGGTCAACGAGAACGTCACGGCCACCATGGGCAAGCCCGTCGTGGCGTTCCCGGAGCAGGACCACATCGCGCACCTCAAGACGCACTTGGCGTACATGACCAGCCCGGCGCTGGGCGGCAGCCAGCTTATCGCGCCGCAGTATCTGCCGGTGATCCTGCAGCACCTCAAGGAGCACGTCGCCCTGTGGTACGCCTCGACGGTGTTGGATCTGGCCGAGGAGACGTCCGGTGTCGACATCAGCGAGGAGATGAAGCTGCTGAAGGACCACGAGGCCCGGCGCGCGTTCGACCGCATGCTGGCCGAGGCGTCGCAGAGCGTCGTCGGTGAGGCGGCCAACATCTTCGCGTCGCTGCCACCGATCATCGCGCAGGCGATGGAGATGATGCAGCAGTTCGCGCCGCAGCCGCCGCAGGATCCGCGCACGGCCATTGAGGGGCAGAAACTGCAGGCGCAGGCGCAGCGTGATCAGGCGCAGATGCAGGCCGACGCGCAGAAAACGCAGGGCCAGATGCAGCTTGAGGGCCAGAAGATGCAGGCACAGGCCGCGCAGGATCAGGTCGAGCAGCAACTGCAGGCGCAGAAGCTGCAGATCGAACAGCAGTTGGAGACGATGCGTCAGGACCGCGAGGACGCCCGCAAGGCGGCCGAACTCAACGCGCGCATGACCATGAACCAGCAGGACAACCAGACGGCGATGCAGCTTGCACAGGCTGAGATCATGTCCGGTGAACGCATCGCGGTCAGCACAGGGACCGGGATAAACCCCAATCCATAAGGAGAAGAACGTGGCAACGAACAACGCAAAGAGCGCGACGCCGGGCGGCAAGGTGTCGGCAGACGCCATCCCCATGCACAAGAAGATGGCCATGGGCACCATGCCCAAGGTGCCGACGTCGCCTAAGACGCCTGCATGAGGATCGAGATGCTGCTCCAGCGGCTGGTGGAAGAGCAGGCCATGCTTGCTAGAGAGACGCTGGAACAACCCTCGGGCCGAGAGGCATATGACTTCGGACGCGCTGTCGGCCTGTACGCAGGCATCGAGCGCGCCAACCAAGTATCATTTGCGTACAGTAACATCGACGAGGCGTTTCCCTCAGTCGACCCAAACTTTGTGCCGTTCGGCAGCCGCGTGCTGGTGCAGATCCGCTCTGCCAAGCGCAAGACGGCCGGCGGCATCATCCTGACGCAGGACGCTCGGGACACCGAGCAGTGGAACACGCAGGTGGCCAAGGTCATCGCCGTGGGCAGCCTCGCGTTTAAAAACCGCAACACGCAGGAAGCGTGGCCCGAAGGTTCGTGGGCCGCGCCGGGTGACTTCGTTCGCACGCCAAAATACGGCGGCGACAAGTGGACAGTTAAGCACGGTCCAAACAACGAAGACGAAGTGCTGTTCGTGCTGTTCAACGATCTCGACTTGCTCGGCGCAGTGCCGGGCGATCCGCTGACGGTGAAGGCGTTTGTTTAACGATCTAGCGGCAACCGCCGCTATAAGGCTGAAAGGAGCCGGTCATGGCTGACACACCAGAAACTGAAGACGAGTTCGAGATCATCGAGGGCACGCCGCCCGTTGAGGTGCCCGTCGAGGCCGAGGCAGACGACGCCGAGGATGATGATGACGGCGACGATGAACGCCTCGCGGCCAGTCAGGACGACACTGACGACGAGGTCGAGAGCCAGAGCCGCAAGCGTCGCGTCAAGCGTCGCGAAATCCAGAAGCGCGCCAAGGAAAGCGCGCAGCGCGAACTGGAGATGCTGCGCCAGCAGAACGGTGAACTGGCGCGACGCGTGGCCGCCATCGAGGGCAACACGCTGGCCAGCAACGTCAGCGCCATCGACCAGCGGTTCCAGCAGGTGCAGCAGGAAGTGCGGCAGGCCGAGGGCATCATCGCCCGCGCCGTCGAGGCCGGCAACGGTGACGACGTGGCCACGGCCATGCGTCTGCGCGACGAGGCGCAGCGCGAGGCGGCAATGCTCTGGCAGCAGAAGCAGCAGGTCGAGCAGGCCCGCCAGCAGCACGCCAACCCGGGTCCAGATCCGCGCACGGTGAACTACGCCAAGGAGTGGCTCTCGGCCAACCCGTGGTACGATCCATCGGGCCGCGACGAGGACAGCGCCGTCACCAAGGCGATTGACAACAGCCTCACGGCGGCCGGGTACGACCCGACGACGCGGAGCTATTGGGAAGAGCTGACGCGCCGCGTGGCGTCCCGCGTGGGTGGTTCTGCGGACGAGGCGCCGGCTGCCGGCGCGCCGCGCCGCAAGGCCCCTCCGCAGGGCCAGACGCGCGAACACGCACCGACTTCCACCCGCAAAGAAATCTACGTGACACCCGAACGTAAGCAGGCTATGATCGAGGCGGGCATATGGGACGACGTTTCACGTCGCAACCAAATGCTCAAGGCGTATCAGGCCTACGACAAAAACGGTTCGGCTAACTAAAGGAGTATGCCAACATGAATGATGATCGTATGGACGACCGCTTGAAGAAGGAACCGGGTGTTGCTCGGCGCTCTCGTGGAATGGATGACCGGCAGGTCACCGAAAGCCGCGAGGTCAGCGATGACGAACGACTTGAGATGTTCCGGGCTCAACTATTTAACGACGCACTTCCTGATCTACCGGATCTACCCGGAT